GTAACGCTTTTTGTGTTTTACTTATTATAGTTATTTCGTCCATTCTCTTCTCCTATTTTTTTGCTATTTTATCTTTATTGGGTCCTTTTTTTATCACATAATTTTGAGTTCCGCTAGCCCCTGTTTCTACTTCTTTTTTCAAGTATCTAAATAAACTCATCTGTTTTATCTTTTTGTAATTTTCTTTTAAAAAAGCTTCAATAGCTTTAGTATCTCTCATTAACAGTTCCACGCTCTTAATGATTTATTAATTCTTGAATTAGGATCTCTTGCTGTTTTAGCAGAAGTAAGTTTTTTTTTCATTCCACCCATTCTTGCACAAAACGAAGCTCTTCTTTTATTGCCTACTACTTTGCTAGGTGCTTTTAAAGTACCTTTTGTATAACTTGCTCTACCTTTAGCATTCAATCCACCTGATTTAGCTTTGCCTTCTTTTCTTTGCCATGCGGCAGTTTTAGGCATGAATTTTACCACATAGTTTACATCTCATGGGTTGATGTTTTCTCATCATGTCATCAGGACACAAACATCTTTTACCAAAGATTTTATCTACAAGTTTAGTAAATATAGTTCTGCCAATTTCTATTGGCCAATTAATAAATGATTTTAGTTTTTCCATTATTATTTCCTTTTTATTAGATCTGTTGCCTTAAGTCCATAGACGGATGCGATGACCCCAACAAAAATACTTTGATACCAAAATGGTAAATTTCCAAAGTGTACAAAGAATATCTCCATTTTCTCCATGTGTATAGGATTATCTGACCAGACACTCCATCCTAACATTACAATCGGGATCGACAATAAAATTAAAATAAATTCGTCTTTCCAGTCTGATTGTCTAGCTTCTAATAATTTTCCTGAATACTCTAATTCCCCGGTACTCATTTTTTGAGCATGTTTCATAGCAGCATCTGACATAAGCATTTTTGTCTGTTGCTTATTTTTGTAAATGTGACTTCCTGCAGAAACGGCTAATTTAATTGCCGATAACCACATATTAATACCAGGTAGCTTTTACAGGTTTCTTGTCAGCTCTCATTCTTTTAGTTCCTTTAACAGTCACAGTCTGTGATTCAGTATCACTAGTCATTTCGATAGTTTTACCGCCTGTTTGATAACCATCATGACCACAACCAAGTTCTTTTTCGATCTTGACGTCATCATTCATAAATTTAGAGCCTCTTTGCCAATCTTTATCCATATTTATCTCCTTTTAGATTATTATACTTAATTTTTATTAAAATTCCTACCAAAATCGTGTCTTTTACTTTTATCCGACATTGTTTGTTTGGTAAGTGACACCCCTGCACGCATTTCAGCTAAATCTTCGTTCTGTTCTAACTTTTCATCGTGTTGTTGGTCATTCATCATAGCTCTCATTGTGTCTAAATCAAGTCTTGATTCTCTATTCATAGCTTGTTCTTGATCCGCTTTAGCTTTTATGTCCAATTCTCTTGATTTTAATTTAAGTAATGGATCACCACCTACTTGACTACTAATTTTATCTTCTTCTTTAGCATAGTCCATTGTCATTTCCGCGATTAGAACTGCTTTTCTAGATTCCATCATAGAAGTTAGTTGTTGAACCCTTTGTGAAGCTTGCATTGCTTGTGGATTTTGCTGCATCATTTGTGGATTTTGCATCATAGGTCCTAATTGTTGTTGGATCATTTGTAATTCTTTCATTTCTTCAACATATTCTAATTGAATTTGTTCTTGAGCCATTAAACTAATATGTTCTAATATATTTTTTTGTAATCCCATCATTGCCATTGGATTATTTTGTACCATAGAGATTGACATGAAACTTAAGTGGGCATCGATATGTGCTTTGTGGTCTTGACCTGGATATGCTTGAAAAGGTTTACCACTAATAGACATAATATGTTCTAAACTTGGATCCATTGGTGTAGGTGTTTCAGGAGGAGGTAAAATTGCATTTACATTTTTTACACCAATCGCATCATACATAGATCTATAAGCTTGATATAAATTATGTAGTTTAGGATTAGATTGCGCTAATTGTAATTGAGTTTGTGCCATCGAAATTCTTTGTGTTTGAGAAAAAATATTAGGATCAGCAACAGGTAAGATATCTACATTATCATCAAAGTCTGCTACTTTAACATTTCTTGATGCACCGGGTACATCGTAAGGATATTCTGCAGGTAAGTAACTTTTAAATACTCCCGCTAATAATCTAAATTCATTTTTTAAACCTACATATAATCTTTTGTGTATCGCTGACATAACCCGCGATCCACGCTCCAATAACGCAACCGTTGTACCAACGGCCGCGGCTTGATTCATATCACCTACTTGTGAATCTGCGATGCTCGCGAATCGTTGTGCTCCGGCAACTACTACTCCCATTAATTGAAGTAAAGTTTGGTCTGGTCCTTTAAAAGGTAACTGCATAAACTGATCTTTAATGTTTCCACCAGGAACATCTACATCTCTAAATTCTCCAGGTTGTAAAGGTTGTGCATCGTCTCTCATTCTAACACCTCTAGTTTTAAAACCAGCAGGTAAGTTAGCTAAAGTCCCGGCATCTAATAATTGTCTTAAAGCAACTGTTGCAGTTCTTGACAAACCACCAATCATGTGAATTAATCCTAAACCATAAAAACCTAAACCAGGTAAAAATTTAAAGTGTACAAAATAATCTTTTTTCTTTTTCAAAGGATCTTGTTCGCCGTAGTTTCTTCTTATAGATAAAACTTTTGAGTTTGCTTCATCAATTGTAATTATATAAGGTAACTTAATTCCAGTGGGCTCACCATCTTCAGGATCTACATCTTCGTGTCCTTCCAAATCTACATCAACATGCATTTCTAAAATTGTATACATGTCTTCTTGGCCGTTTTGTTGAATGCCTTCTAATTCTAATTCTTTTTGTTTTAATTTATCTTCTTGTACAGGAGGTTCTCCTAAATCAATGTCTTTATAGAAACCATTAATTTGTTGTTTTCGTAAATCATTAGGTGACATACGAATAACATGAATTACAGCTTCAGCATCTTCTAATGAAGTAGCAGAATAAGGTACTACTAAATCTTCAGCAGGAATAAATTTAGATACTGCTCTACCTAATAAATCATCATAATAAACTTTTTTAAAAGTAGATCCTGATAAAGGTAAATAGAATAACATTTGATCAAATTCAGGTTCATACTCTTTCATCTGATCCATGATTTGATAATTCATAAAATCTTTAACACGTTTTGATTGTTCTTCTTTAGCAACACTTGCATCACCCATAATTTGGGTTCTAACTGGACCATCCGCGGGCAACAGTTCTTTATAAGCTTGTGCTTGAAATTGTGTAACGGCTTCTGCTAAAACTGGGTGAGTAACTGAACTTGCTCCTCTAAAGGGTTCTGTTTTAGTTACATATTTAAATCCTAAAAGATTTAAACCTTCTCTATAACTGTCTGCCCATTCTTGTCTTGATTGTTTATAATTAGTATATTTTTCCATTAACTCGGATGCTAATGGATCTAAAACGTTGTCTTCTAAAAAGTCTGCTAAATTTTCAAAGTGATCTTCGCCACCTTCTGGATTAACTGCTGATGGATCAAAGTTAATAATTGCTCCACCATCTTCTTCCATTTCAATTTCTGTTTTACCATCTTCACTTGTTTCAGTAACAGATTCTTGAGCATCAATAATTTCTTCTTCACCAGGAATTTCAATTTCCGTCATTGTATTGGGTAATGCTTTATCTATTGTAGCCATGGGGTATTCTATCCTCTCTCTGTAATTGTTTCAACACCTTCTTCAACCACAGTACTATCAGGTGTTTCCTTAACTGTCAAACTGTCGATTAATTCATTAAGCATTTTAGGATTGTAGGTAGTTTCATATTCAGTGTCCGCGGCAAACTGTAATATATCGGCTTGAGTTGCTATCGGATCGTCGGGTGAAAATTTTGCATTAGGATAAGGTAATATAACTAGTCTACCAATGGTTGGGTTAAATTCTATTGTTTTCATTATGCTCTGTCATTAGGGTCTCTACCTAATCCAGATTTACCAAAACCTGTAACGGTATTACCTTGACCAGAATCTCTACTATCAGCAGTTCTTTGAGCTCTTGCCATATATGCCTGTCGTGCAGCATCTGCTTTTTGTTTAGTAACTAAATCTGCTGCCATTTTATCTGCTTTAACTTTATCCTGTCCAATAGTTTCAGCTTTCTTTTTATTTCTGTTAAAGTAATCTGATAAAGTTCTAAAAGATGCGAAAGAACCGGGTTTAGCTCTATCAAATCTAGTAGTTCCAAAAGTATCACTTTCTTCATTACTGTCGTAAAAATCTTCTCCTTGATAACTTGGAGCATTGGGATTTCTTGTAATCATATTACCTAATATACTTGCAAGGCCTACAGGTAAGTTTGCCATTTTTCCAAGAGTACCTAAAGCAATATTTGCTCCTGCACCAATTCCTCTTTTAGTTTTATTAACTAAACTTTGATCGGGGTTTCCTATTGATCTCATCTCATCAAAAAATCCTGTTCTTGGGTTATCTATATAATTTCTGTTTTGATATAGATCTGAAAGTGTATTTGTTTTATTAGGTGCATCTATAAAATCATAACCAGGTTGAAAATCTAAATCTGAAAATCTGTTATCTTGAAATCTTTCAAGATTTTGTAATGCGTTTGGAAAACCTTCTGGGTTCATAATCATATCTTGGTAGCCTTCAAGTTGATTAGAACGAGAACTTCCTAAAGCTGCAGCTATTCCATTTGTTGGAAAATCTTTTTGGACTGCATATCTAGAACTTGGATCATCACCATCAATTAACGATCCTTCCATAGTTCTAACACCTGGAGACATAATATTTGTAGCTGAATTAATTGTTCCTGTTTGATTAGGTAAAGCGTTTGCTGCTGATATTAAAAAGTTTCCATTATTTCTATTTGTTAAATCATTTACATCAATTTCAGATGCTGCGGCTTCAGACATACCAAAATTCATTCCAGACAATCTTTCAGCTAATGGACCTGCTGCTCCTATTGTTCTTTCTTTTAAACTTGAAAAAGGATTTTCTGCCATAAAAGCATCTTTATAACCTGATAAACCTGATCCAGGTTTCATTCTTTGGTAGGCTTGTATTCCATCATAAGGAAGACTTAAAGTTGCTGCTGCTGCAGGTGCTAACATATCTCTTAAAACACCACCTGGTAAATTTTCAACTAAATCTTTTGTAGCATTAATATTATAATCTTTTTGATTAAGAGAACTATTTATTATACTTTGAAGATTACCTTCTGGATATGCTGCATTTATAATATTTTGTATATCACCACCGATTGCATAATTTTGTCTAGGTTGCATCATAGAACCAATTCCACCACCATTCATGTAACTCATAGGTTCAGAATCCATTTCCATTTCATCTTCCATTTCTTCATTTTGTTTTTGTAATTCTTTTTTTGCCATATATCTTCGAAGCATTGTAAGAGGGCTTAAGGTAAAGCCATCTGAATTATCAAAAAGATTTTCCGTTAATGGAGTATCTCTTTCAAAAATTTCTTCTGTAGTGTAAACTTCTTCGTCCATTAATAGTAAGTCCTGTTATGTGGTATTGAAACTTCGTCCTTTTCATCTTCAGGGTGACCAATAAAACCACCTTGACGAAATCGCATTACCGCTTGTGTTGTGCTATCCACCAAATCATCATGATCTCCATAAGGAAATGATGCACATTCTTCAATCACCTCATCAGCGAATTTTTCATCTGGCGCCCAAATTTGTCCAGACTCAAATAGAGGTGAACAGGCGTTTACCCTAGCATGTTTATCATTACCTTTACTAGGAGTGAAGTTTATAACAGGTATCCCCATCTTACGCAACTCATAAGTTAAGGGTAATCCACTTGCTTTAGCCTCGATGATAACTGTTTCAGGTTTCCAATAGTCATATTGTTCCTTGGCTTTTTTACGAAGTTCTGGAAATTCGAGTCGTTCCTTGACAGCGTCCAATAAAATTAAATTTGGAGCAGAGTCAGGATTTTCTTGAAATACACCCCAAGTAGTGATTGCAGAGTAATCGGCAGATTCTTTTTTAAGAAAAGCAGTATCATAAGATTGTATGACATGCTGTAGTTTTGGAATATAATCCCGGTCCCATTTCCGCCACCATTCCCTTTTGATTAAAGAGCCTTCTTCAGAAGTTGGGTTTTGCATCCATTGCGCGTTCCACTTACCAACCGATAGAGATGCTTTAACTCCTTCTAATTCTTCTAACTTCCAATACTCTGGCCACACAGCTTTACCTGATGGAAGGATTGCAGGAAATTCTATAAGTTCCCATTTATCTGATTTTAATGTTTTCTGACTTTTTAATAACATCCCTGTTAGATCTTTCATATTCCATCTAGTCATAACGACTACAATAGTTCCACCCGGTTGAAGTCTTTGACGTGGTCCGGATGTATACCATTCATAAGCACGTTCCATGGATGACATATTCAACGCATCTTGCTCCGAGTGAGGATCATCAATAATTAGTAAATCCGCTCCACGGCCCGTGATCGCAGATCCGACACCCGCTGCGTAATATTCTCCACCTTGTGCCGTCTCCCATTTGCCCGCGGCTTGACTGTCCTCTCGGAGTCTTGTCTCGAATACTTGTTTATATTCTGGAGAGTCCATAAGAGTCTTTGCCTTACGACCAAATCTTATTGCAAGTTCAGTGGTGTGCGTGGATTGTATAATTTTTAAATTAGGTCTTCGTCCCACCATCCAGGCAGG